TATCATCTAGTTCCGGTGACGAAAGAAATGACAGAAGGAATGTCATTGGTAAGTAAAATTTTTATAGATTGTTTTGATCTATGTGACATCTTAAGATTAAAACTAACTACCTATTACGGTGATCCGATGAATGTTCACGTAATGAATGATGGTAGTGGTGATTTTTTTGGGTGTATATGCAGATAGAATTTAAGAGTATGAAAAGGACCTGCGTCCAAGTAAAGCCTCGCGCTAGCCTCTGTACGTCAACCTGTGAAGCGGTAAGTAACCGTGGAGGTGTGGAGCCTTTGCTCTCCTGGGAGTACGTGCACGGAAACCAGGAGGGTTGATATGATATGGAGTATGTTAATCATAATAGGAATCTATGCACTAATTATAGGTATGTTAATAATGTGGGATAAAGAAAAATTAAAATGAAAATATTAAAATATCCAGATCCAGTTTTACGTAAAAAATCAGAAGTGGTTATGCTTCCTTTAAGTGAGGAAGATAGAGAACTGATAGAAGATATGTGTTTGATTATGTATAAATCTAATGGAGTGGGACTCGCTGCGATTCAATTAGGCATTCCTAAAAGAATCTGTGTGCTAGATATAACACCATCAAGAGCTAATCCAATTACAATGGTTAACCCAATTGTAAAAAAGAAATCAGAAGAAACGATGACAATGAATGAAGGATGCCTATCGGCTCCAGGAAAATTTGCAGATGTTAAAAGACATCTAAGAATGAAAGTAAATTACTGGTGTAAGCATGAAGAAGAGCATGAAAAAACTTTTTATGATCTACATGCGCAAGTAATTCAACATGAACTAGACCATATGGAAGGGAAACTTTGTATAGATTATGACAATTAGTATTGCAGATATTGGCTATATTGCTGGCTTATTTGATGGAGAAGGGAGTCTTCATATTAAAAGAGCTCCGGAGAAAAAAAAGAAACATAGAGGTAAACCTGGATATCGAATGTCTAATTCCATGCGTATTAGCATGGAGATAGCGATGACTGATGAAATGGTGATACGCTGGGTCCACGAAATACTTGCAGTTGGAACTGTAATTAGACGTGATATAAAAGGTAAAACTAAATCAGGTGGTAAATTTAAAACACAATGGCGTTGGCGATGTACTTTTAGAGATTGCTATTCTGTATGCAGATTATTATGGCCACATGCTAAAGTAAAAATGCATAAACTGGAACAAGTGATTGATCACTATGAGCCAGAGTATTTAATGAATGATAAGGTAGTTAGTCTACATCAATATAAACAAAATATGAATATGGAATGAATTGGATCATTATGACTTTAATTACTTTTTTAGGACTAATGACTTTATTGTCGTTATATGTAACAATACTATGATGTTAAAATTTTATTTATGGCTGATGGGTTGGTCCGGACAATTGAGTGCCTGGGCTTTTAGAAAACAAGCTGCGATTGTTAGAGAACATAATCGTAAAGAAGAACAAGATTATTTGAAAGAATTAAAAAAGAAACTATGAAGTGGAATAAATTATATAACTATCCGCCTTCGACGCGGAGTACGACGGACGGAATAAGAACTTATGGTGTTGGTAAAGAAAAGCTACCGAGTGTTACGACTATTTTATCAGCGACTCAGCCGCAGGAGAAGCGAGACTCGATTGCGAATTGGCAAGCGAAAGTCGGCATGGAGCAGGCGACAAGGATCAAGGAACAAGCAGCCGCGCGCGGTACTGACATGCATACGCATTTAGAAAAGCATATTTTAGGAGAAGGCTATTTAGATTTACGGCCAGAAGGGCGTGTTGCAAAGGAAATGGCAGACACGATAATTGCTAAAGGATTCAATGATTTACAAGAAATTTGGGGAAGTGAAGTGGTTGTTTACTACCCTGGTTTGTACGCGGGAGCGACAGACCTTGCAGGAATCTATGACTATGAAGATAGTATTATAGATTTTAAGCAAAGTAATAAACCAAAACGTAGAGAGTGGATCGATGATTATTTTATGCAGTTAGGTGCTTATGCTATGGCGCATAATCACGTGCATGAATCAGAGATTACTCAAGGAGTTATATTGATGTGTACTCCAGATAATTATTTCCAAAAATTTCAAGTCAAAGGGAAAGAGTTTATTAAATATCAACATCAATTTTTAGAAAGGGTGGATAAGTACTATGAACAAAGAGACAATCAAAAGAGTTGAAAAAAGAATCTTGAAAGAGATGCAAGTTGATGAGACTCAACTGAAGAGATTACTTCAGACAGAAACTAATGATGTTCCCGAAGAACAATTAGACGGGTTGTTTGTTAAAATTCAGCAGTTGCTCGGACGAGTAATGGTGAATCAGAACAAAATCATATTGTTACAAGATATTACAGACGAGTAAGTGTGATATATATGTCACAGTCAAGGTGCCTTATTCTTGCCACAAGGAGCAGGCAACAAGCGACTGGGATTATATAAGAAGTAAGGTTTTATGCGGTTGATCACGAATCTATACCTTTTTCAAAACTATGAAATTGTTAAAACAGCACTTTTAATTTACACGTGATCTCGTGATTTCGTGATTAGCAAGGAATACCAATGGTTTTAAAAGGACGTGACAATCTGTGCTTAAATAAGCATTGGTATAAGCCATTTATTTTTTACTAGGGGCCGCGCGGGACTTTTGGGTCACCAAAAGTGGAAAAAATATTTTTAAAAAGGTATAGGGTAGAGTATGATAGGTAGAAATAAAAATTGGAGTGGTCCATCACCTTGGATGGATGAGTTCAATGCAAAACACAACCCAGATTATTTTTATGGCAAACAAAAGAAAACCAAAGAGAAGAAAACCAAGACTAAGAAAACAAGTCGTGCCAACTCAGTCGAACGATATCCCGTATTCAAAGTACAGGATTGAGTGGGTTGATGCGTTATCCGATTCGGGTTGGGCTGATGACAGAGAGTTTAATAAGATGAAATTGGCTAGACCAGTTAATGAAGGTTGGGTATTCTCCAAGGATAAAGATTCAGTAAAAATATTTGCGTCTTATGATTTAGATTCTACTACAAAGGAAATGACTTTTGGTGATCGGACTATGATTCCTACTTCTTGGGTAGTTAAGATGACTAAGATAGTATAGGTTTTGGTTTTTTATCTTTAGTTTCTTTTTTAGCTTCAGTCTTTTCCATTAACAAAGCGTGATCATCTCTGATTGTAGAGATTCTTTTATTTAGTTCTTCTTCAGATAAATCTTCTATCTTACCCGTTCTGATAATCTTCTGTTCAATATATAATCCACCAACAGTTCCACGTGCTTTTTCTGCGTTAGTTGCAGCGGAGTATGATCTGTTTTTTAAAGCTTCATCTCTGATTTTAGCTAGCTCTGTTAAGTGACCACCGAAAGATATGTTGTGTTTTTTGTAGTTTTCCTCACGTAGTTCTCCTATGTGTTTAACTACTAATGGAAAGTATCTAGGATTTTGAAGTCTACTAGCTTGCATTCTAAGTGTGGCATTATCTCCTTCATACCCTGCTTCCTTGGCGCATTCATAGGCAAACTTATGCCCTTCGTTGAATACCAATAGTTCAGCAAACTTACGTTGCATAGGTGTGAGTCTAGCTGGGAGTCCTGGTTTTTTCTGTTCTATTTCTGACATGATTGACAATATACCTATAATATCTTATATTGTAAATATGAAAGATGAAGTAGAAAAATCAGATTTAATTAAGATAATTGAAGACTTAAGAAAAGAAATAGTAGAATTGAAAAGAGATAATACATTATTATCTTATGATGTTGCTACGTTAACAGATAGAATAAAAGAAATGGAGAGCAATGCTAAAAGGTAGAGATTTAATTATGGTCTTCGATAGATTCGTCGGTCCAAAGAAAGGTAGTAGTGTAGCCCAAGACGCACGTGTTCAAGTCAGGACTCCTGATGGTAGACATTATGATGTTATGAGTGTGAATTTAGTTGAAAATAAAATTATTGGTGCTAGAGAGACTCACAGAATAGTGATTACAACTCACGATGAAGTAGCAAAAATGGGTGAACCAAAGCTAATAGTTTAAGCGTCTGTTATCATCATTATTATAATGAAACCAGAACGAAAACTATGGCATGAGCTTAAAAGAATTACACCTAAAATATCGTGGACAAGGATTGAAAATACTTCTCTATTTGGTACTCCTGATCTATTGGGGTATAATGTTAATGGGCACTTTTTTACTGTAGAGCTAAAGATAACATCGGATAACAAAATCCGGTTCTCGCCACATCAAATTGCCTTCCATGTTAAGCATCCACACAACACATTCATACTTGTAAAACAAGCCAAGAAGCCCAGTCAGGGCTCCTGCAAATTGTTTCCAGGTACCAGTATCTTGGCCCTAGATAGGGAAGGATTTAAATGTGAAGATGCTTGTGCCTTGGAGCTTGTAGCTTGTGGCTTATATCTTACGAATCTTTAGCTTGTTGCTTGTTGCTTGTTGCTTGCTGCTTGTAGCTTGTCGCTTGTCGCTTGTATCTTCAGGTGCTTGTTCCTTACCGCTTGTTGCTTGTTCCTTACGTTGCCTGTCGCTTGCCGCTTGTTGCTTCCGAAGCTTTCTTAGCTCTGCATAATATTTAGGATGATACCAGGTCATGTTAGTGTTTAGGATATGCAACATTACTTACAGTCTTATCCCAGCATTGTCTACAGCTGCCGCATTCGTTACCCTGGTCCTGAGCCGGGCATGTCTTCCCAGCCTGGACCACAGTCGACGTATGGGGCCAGAAGTTAACTGGCCCCTGGTCTATCATATGCGAGGACACACGAATAATTAAATTTTTAGGTACCACGTCCGGGTCCATGAGCGTCAACAGCTTCACTTCGCGTGTTGGCATCCAGTGCTGGACCTGTGGTGTACGTATACATACTTCGAATATGTTCTTGAGATGCTGAGCCCCCTGCAGGTCCCCGGAGTCATGCCACCTGAAGAACGGGACCTTCTTGCTGTAATGCGTGACCAGCAGCGTCATGGCGTTCACCCATTGCGGATGGACCAGAGACTGTTGTCTCCGCTCAAGGGCTTCCTTAACGTTCCTGAACCGATACCGGCCCTTCATGGCGTAACAGCCAGCGCACACTGAGCCGGCTACTGCTTGTAGCTTAACGCCAGTTATGCAGCGCCAGGCTGGCAGGTTATATGCATAACCTGGCATCTTCGACGGGCTTGACAGCCCGCCGGTTATTTCTTTAGCTTGTTTTAAATTCACCAGGCCCCCGGTGAGCTCGTCGCTCTGTTCAGGCATTCCAAGTACTCAGACTCAGACAGCCCCACCTGCTCCAGCAGGAATGCATGCTTCATGTTCTGGGTCCCAAATTTTGGGTCCAGTAAGTACTTGACAGCCTTGTCCAGGATCTCCTGTCGCTGGCTGCCGCCGGGTTGATATTCTTTTTTTAATGTCTTCATGTTATCCTCTTTCTAGTTGGTTAAAATCTTATCTTATAATATCCCAGACCAAATGTCAAGCTCTTTTTGCTTGCCGCTTCCGGGGCCTGTCGCTTGTTGCTTGTAACTTTATAATTTAGAATGCTTTTTAGAATCATTCTAAACTGGCCCTTTATGCTTGTAGCTTGTCGCTTATCCAGGCACCGGCTGCAATGGCAGGCCGGATGGTAAACGTATTGGCCCGGCGCCATCTCTGGCGCCAGGTTGTAACTTTTATTATTCACTTTTAACTTCTTCCAGATATTCATCCTCAATACCATCGCAGAAGCCGCTGTGGTCTCCGGTGTATTCGTACTGTTTGCCATCGATGCTTTCCCCGCTCTCATCAACTTTTAAAAACGTGAGCGTGTGCACCTGCAATCCATAGTATTTTTTAGTTTGATTTTTTGGCATTTCCACCCTGTATCATTACATTGTCACCGTCAAACCCTGCACCCTTCAAGATTTCTCCTATTTGTGAGATCATCTTAACTTCAGCGTGTTTTTCGTGCTTGTCTTTGTATTTAATATATTCTTTGTTTGTAATAACAGGCTCAAACTTAGTATAATAAAACAAAGTCCCTCTGTCGTAACCATCTTTGACTTTGGTTGATTTTTGAGTTGATACATGCCATTTATTATCTTTAAAGATATAAATGTATTCTATAAATATATCTCCTTTCATAGCGTTCATGTACATCCACTCATCTCTGAAGGTTTTGGCTGGATCTTCCGCTCTCTTCCAGTCTCTACTGTAAAAACTACACTCATCTAGAGTGTCACCCAGGTAACTGGCATCTCCATGATTGAACAGGCGACTAGCCAACTGTCGATTGTTATAATTATCCACCAGGCATTTTCCAACGCCATATGGATACCCATCAGAGTGAACATATATTACTTTCACTTTTTTATTGCCGTCTTTATCTGCTGGCAATTCTATTGCTATATTTGATCTTGTACTCATTTATCCTCTTTCTTTTTTGTTAATGAGATATCTTATAATATCCCAGATCAATTGTCAAGCATTATTTTTAGCTTGTCGCTTGTTGCTTGACCAGTGAGGCTGTCCGGAATTAGTACACCCTCTCACTGATCCCAGGTCCCTGTCGCGCAACACAGCATTCTCAGATACAGTTTCTGCTTATCGCTGTGCCTGTATCCACAGAGACCAGGGATCAGTTCTGGCTAAGAAAGGAGGGAAATGACGCCCTGTATAACCTCACCAGAAGTTGTCCCAATTTTAAATCAATCGTGCCTGTAGCTTGTTGATTTAAAAATTCTTAAATTCTGTCTGCAACTTGTGGTTGCGTTTTTGTACTGCCAACCACAAGTTAGCTTAAATGTTATATTTAAGTTTTTATAAATAAATATAAACCTATTATATAAGATTTTATAAGAGAAGTCAAGAGCAAAGTTGTCGCACCCCATTCTAGTATAGGTTGAAACTTTTTTAAAAATAGTTCTTGACATTTAATCTTATATAATGTAAGATTATAAAAAAACAATAAAGGAGAAATAAAATGATGTACTTAATACTAAAAGAAACTAGCTTTGATAGTATCGATAGCATATATGATATTTGTAATTTTACAATATCTATTGACAAGGCAAACGATATGTTGCAAGGTTATAGATTAGTAGAGAAAGCAAAAAATGTTCAATATTCAATTTTGAAATATGAACAACCTTTAAAACTTACGAAAGAAATGGAGGTCTAATGAGTAGAATAAGGTTAAACCAAGAGTACAGAAATAAAATCGCAAACAGAATGCGAGTACACTTGGAACAAGAGGACACGATTGAAAAACAAAACTATGACAATCTAAAAGCACAACAGATTGACATAAATGATGATGCATGGAACATGGCAGAAAAAATTGTTCGTAGGCATTATACAGATGAAGATGTCAAAATGGCATATCATCTACAAAACAAGTTTGAAAATGTGGACACTATTGCAAAAGATAGTTGTTTCCATTTTCATTATATTGGCGAAAAAGAAACAAGGGACTATGACAACAATCTTAAAATGGAAGAAGCAACAATAGAAAGCCATTTTGATTTTAAATTAAATGGTAGTATTGATATTGATAACAACAATAGTTATAGTCGTGATGATAGTGGTTATGGTTATGCTTTGTTTCGTGATGAACTAAAAGCACAAGACGATTGCAACCCTGATATTTTGATTGAGCAAGAGGGTAAAGACAACAACCCACACAAAACAAAATATGTTGATAACAATGATAAATATCTTGGCGACAAAGATAGTGGTTATGGCAAAGAGTGGAACGACAAGTACCAATTAGATTTAATTGGTAGAAATTATTGTCGTGATAGGTCTATTGCTTGTACTAAAGACGAGTATATGTTCTTAATAGATTGGAAAAAACAAAAAGCACAATTTGTTATGGCTCATCAAAAATGGATTTCATCTATATTAAAACAGATGAAAGAAATTAAGATTGGTTTAAAGGGTTATAAATATTTAGATGAAGCAATAGAATTATCTACTGAACTTGGTTTGAATATTACTGACGCAGAAATTGTTAGAACAAACTCAACAGGACTTACTATCTATAATCCTAAAAATTTAGCAGATAGGATTAAAGGTATGAAGAACAAGAAAGAGCAAACAAGGGAGGAAAAGATAAAAGCGAGGTTATTATACGAGCAAAACCAAGCAGAAAATAGTTTAAATTAACTATTGACATTAATGGGATTATAATATATAATCCCATTATTAAATAAACAAAGAAAGAGGAAACATGAAAGACATAACACAAATGCCAAAGAAGTTTTACATAACTTACTTTGCAAAAAAACATCAAAAAATAATTACAAGAACTGCAAGTGCAGAAAAACCAAATGGTGTCCTTGGAAAAATCTTAACTGATAAAAATGGCAACGACAGATTTATCTATTGGGATTTTGATGCAGAAAATAAATCAGGTGGATTTGGCGATTGGCGACAAGCTGTAGGTCAATGGACTATTAAAGCAATAGAGATAGCATAATGGAAACTGATACAATTTGGATTCTATTATTTATAGGGTATGCAATCGGATTAATTCCGATTGCATATTTTGGCATTGTCGGAACTAACGACATTATTAATTTTAAAAACAAACAATATAGACAAGAGCAATTAAGCAAGTCTTTTGAGAAAGCGAAAAAAAATGAGCGATTATAATTGGTGTCATAATCCTGATTGCCATACGATTGAAACACAATCAAGAATACGAGGATCAGGCAACAATAAAGTATTAAGAACTATGAAAATAAAAGTTGGCAGATATGGAACTTATCAACCTAATATTTGGAATTACTTTTGTAATCAAAGTTGCTTAATGATGTTTTTAAGTAAGTTTGGACAAGAGATAGCACAAACTTATTCTGTTAAAGAGCCAAAAGAAACACCAATCAAGGTTGAAGTAGGAACATATGACAATAGTTATCCTAGCTATTATGAAGGGAGGAAATATACAAAAATAAGTTTAAAATAAAACTTGACTTTAATCCCATTATAGGATATAATGGGATTAAATAAATAAAAAAAGAAAGAGGAAATATGATTATTAAATTAGGCGACACAATCACAGATAACAATGGAAGAACAGGCAAAATTTCTCAAATTGGAATTGGCACAACTAAATCTGATCCTGCAGGAGAACTAGGTTGTTTAGCAAGTGAATACGATTTAGAATTAAATTATTTAGGTGCAGTTATATTTGACGATTATTGGTGTTACTTTCATCAAATAAGATCAGTAAATAAAACTGAAGTAAATAAAGAAATAGCAAAAGAAGAAAATTGGATTGGATTTTAATTAAAAATAGTTCTTGACTTTTATTCTATTATGGGATATAATAGGACTATAACAAAGCGAGGAAACAAATGGCACAAGAAAGAACAGAAGAAAGAAGAAACAGATTCAATGGTGAATCTGTTATGCTAACTAAAGAAGAAGCTATGAAGCACGATCAAATCTTTATGGCAGAAGCAATAGCAACAATAGAGGACAAGACACTTGGAACAGGTGGCAGTAAGCATTGGAAAACAATGCGTAAATTATTAGATTGGTTTAGAAAACACAATGCCAAAGCCTATATGGTATTACTAGACTAACAATCAATCACAGGTTGTGGCGCGCTATCGCGCGCCACAATCCATAGAGGTACCAAGTCCAATCCAAAAAAAGTAAATCTGCTAGTTACTAAAACCTTTTATTATTAAAGGGGTCCCACTGCTTTTGCCTTTATTCCTTGATTTAAACAGTTATTCGGGGTAAAAATCGTTTTG